CGCGAGCTGGCGCGGATCGCGGCTATCGAGGACGTGGGATCGATGCTCGCCGAGCGGCGCGAGTTCATGGCGAAGGTCGAGCGGCGTAACGCGCCGATGGCGATCGGGTCGCTCCTCGGCCAGCTCCCGCTCCGTCCCCCGGTCCGTGGTGGCCGGCCGTGACCGGCTGGCAGATCGCGGGCGCGGCCTATCTCGCCCTCGGCGCGGTGTTCGCGGCCTCCGTGATGGTCGAGACGGAGACGGAGGAGCAACGCGCCGACATGGGGACGCCCCGATGGTGGGCGGCTTGCGTGTTCGCGGCCCTGGCGGTCGCGGTGTCGTGGGGACCTGTCGTCGTCTGGTCGCTCCTCCACCCGGAGGACGACCTGTGACCCCGGAGCGGGTCCTGTGGTGGATCGTCCTCCTATGGGCGATCCGCTACGCCTGGCGCGTCAACGCGAAGGCGGACCGGCTCGGGCGAGCCGACACATCGGGAACGCGAACGCTCGAGCTTGGCGCGCGAAAGCTCGAGGAGCTGGTCCGGTTCGCCGGCCCGGAGCGGCTCGAGGGGCAAGGGCCGGGCGTCGTGTCGTGGGAGACGGAGGTCGGGATCAGCGGGCAACGCTACCGGCTCAAACTGGAAAGGCGGATATGGGAAACCGAATGACGGGCCGCGCCGGACAAGCGGCGCTCAAACGACGGCGGGCGCAGCACCCCTTTTGCGCCCATTGCGAGGCGCGCGGGATCACGCGAGCGGCGGTGGAAATGGATCACGTCGTCCCGCTCGCCCTCGGCGGCGAGGACGTGGACGACAATATCCAGGGCCTTTGCCTGCCCTGCCACGCGATCAAGACGGCGCTCGAGCAAGCCTCGGCCGGCGGTGCGGCGAACCATCCCGATTGGCTTCGCCCGGCCGGGTGCGAGCTGACAATCGTGTCCGGGCCGCCTGGCGCGGGCAAGTCGAGCCTGGTCGAGCAACAGGCCGGCGTCCTGGACGTCGTGATCGACCTGGACGACCTGGCGGAACGGATCGCGCCGGGGTTCCTACCCGCGCGCCGCTGGACGTCCGAGCTATTGAACCAGGCCGTCCGCGCTCGGAACGCGCTCCTCGGCTCCCTGTCGCAGATGCCCCCGCGCTCGAGGGCCTGGTTCGTCGTGTCCGCCCCGTCCGTCGCCGAGCGGGAATGGTGGCGCGCTCGCCTGGTCCCGGTGGATTGGAAGCACCTCGACCCAGGCCGGGAGGAGTGTACGCAGCGCGTGATCCGACGCGCCCCTACCTCGGCCGTCGCCCTGCAGGTCGAGGCGGTGGACGGGTGGTACGAACGGGCAAGGCGGCCCTGGTCGCCTGACAAGGCCCCCCGCAAGCGGGCGGTGATCGGGGCGGATGGGTATCCGGTGGAGGACAAGGCATGATGTTGGTCGCGGTGTTGGTCGTCGCCCTGTGCGCGGCGTTGGTCCTGGTCGTATGGCAGGCGCTCGAGCTGCGTCGCCTGCGATCGTATGCGTCGTATCTGGCGCGGCAAGCCGAGCGCGCTCGCGCGTCGGAGCTGGCGGCCGAGGCTCGGGTTCGTGACGTCGGAGGTAGGGGCGAGCATGGCGCGCCGATCGTGACGCCTGTCGATCCGATCTCGCGAACCTGGTCGGCGCGTCGCGATCCGAGGGACGCGATCCCGACCGATCGTCGAAGCTGACGCGCGCAACATCATTGCGCGATCGGATCGAACCCCGAGACGCAACATCATTGCGCGAAAGGCCAGTGCGCGACCGCGCAACATCATTGCGCGGTCCAGCAACGGAGGGGGGGGTGTCAAAAGTCTAGGGGGTTTCGCTGGACATCGGCGCCGGGCTTTTTTTTTTGCGTGGGCGATATTTCACTCGGGGGGTAAGGTGGCCCCTCGCAACCGGAGGACGGAATGGCACGGAATGACGGAAAGGCGGGCGCTCGAGCGTCCGAGCTGGCGGACAAAGCGAACCCCGATCGGGATCGTCCGGCCGAGCGGCGCGGCACGCGGGAGGGGGAGCGGCATCCCCGCGCCGAGGAGACGGCGGACACGCTCGACGCGGCCGGATGGCCGACGTCGCGGCCGGTGACGCGCAAGGTCGCGGACCTGGTCCCCTACGCCCGCAACGCCCGGACGCACTCGCCCGAGCAAGTCGCGCAGATCGTCCGCTCGATCCGGGAGTTCGGGTGGACTGCGCCCGTCCTGGTCGCGGCCGAGGACAGCTCGATTATCGCCGGTCACGGCCGCGTCCTGGCGGCGCAGGAAATCGGGTTGACGGAGGTCCCGACGCTCGAGGCCGAGGGGTGGTCGGACGCGAAGCGGCGCGCCTACGTGATCGCGGATAACAAGCTCGCCGAAAATGCCGGGTGGGATATGAAGCTCCTCGCAGCCGAGCTGGCGGACCTGGCGGAAATGGGGTTCGACCTGGACCTAACTGGGTTCTCGCCGGATGAAATCGCGGACATGAACCCGGACAAAAAGGGCGGCCTTACCGATCCCGACGACGCGCCGGACGTGGACGAAAGCAAGACGACCGCGAAGCGCGGCGACGTTTGGGTCCTCGGCGGGCATCGCGTCGGGTGCGGCGATAGCACCAACCCGGACGACCTGGCGCGCGTGATGGCCGAAGGCAAGGCGGACGGAACCTGGACGGACCCGCCGTACAACATCGCCTATTCGGGCGGCGCGCGTCGGACGGAGAAAGCGAAGGCGGCGAGCCGGATCACGAACGACGCGCTCCCGGACGCGGAGTTCGAGGAGTTCCTGGGCGACGCCCTCCTAGCGACGTTCGGCTCGATGAAGCCGGGCGCGCCGATCTACGTCGCGCACGCCCATAGCGAAGCGGCCGCGTTCCTCCGGGCGTTCAAGACGGCCGGGTTCAAGCTGTCGTCCGCCCTGGTATGGGCGAAAGACGTCCTCCTCCTCGGCCGGGGGGACTATCAGTGGCAGCACGAACCAATTCTCTACGGGTGGAAGCCTGGCGCGGCGCATCGCTGGTATGGCGGCCGGAAGGAAACGACCGTCCTCGAGCTGTCCAAGGGCGAGATCGTGTTCGCGATGAACGATGACGGCTCCGTAACGGTCCGGGTGGGCCAGGAGTCCCTAATTTTGCGCGGGACCGAAATCACGGCCGAGGCGGTTGAACCGACTGTGATCCGGGGCGTCAAAAAGCCGAAGCGGTCGGAGGGGCATCCGACGATGAAGCCGGTCGAGCTTATCGAACGGATGCTCCGCAATTCGACGCGCCCCGGCGACGTGATCCTCGACCCGTTCGGCGGGTCCGGCTCGACGCTGATCGCGTGCGAAATGATGGATCGCGTCGCGCGCCTAAACGAGCTGGAACCTAAGTTCGTGGACGTGATCGTGAAGCGTTGGCAGGACTATACCGGCCGCGCCGCAACGCTCGAGGGCGACGGCCGGACGTTCGACCAGATCGCGGGGGGCGGACGTGGGCCGGCTTCCTAAAGCCTCGCACCTGAAAGCGATCGAAGGCGGCCGGGATCGGAAAGAGCGGAGACAGGTCCCGGTCGCGGACACGCCCGAACCGGCGAACCCGCTTGGCGATCCCCCGCCCTCGGCGAAGCTGACGGCGCGGGAAAAGGAGGTGTGGAACCTGGTATCGCGCGAGCTGCCCCCCGGTATGCTCGCCCTGGTCGATCAATTCGTCCTGGTCGCGTTCTGCCGTGCGGTCGCGCTGCAGGACGAAGCCTCGGAGAAGCTCCGCGCGTCGTCGCTGTTGCTGAAAACGCCAAAGGGGGCGGTGATGCAGTCCCCGTATGTCGGGATCATCAACACGCAAGCAAAGACGATCAAGGCGCTCGGCGCGGAGCTGGGGCTATCCCCGGCCGCCCGAACGCGCATATCTATGGGCGATGGCGGTGAAGAAAACGACCCGACGGCAAAGTATTTCGCGTGATCGGGCAACCGCTTACGCGAAAGACGTTTGCGCCGGGACGATCGTCGCCGGTCCGCACGTCCGCAACGCGTGCCGGCGTCACCTGGACGACCTGAAAAAGGGGAAGGCGCGGGGCCTCCGGTGGAACCTCGAGCTTGCGGAACACAAAATCCAAATGTTCGAGGACGTCTATCGGCTGTCGGAGGGGCAGTTCGAGGGCAACCCGATGAAGCTCGAGCCGGCGCAATGCTTTATCGTCGGTTCCGTGTTCGGCTGGCAGTCCGACCGGCGCGTCCCCGGCGCTTGGGTTCGCCGGTTCCGGCGCGCGTTCGTGGAGATGGGGAAGGGCAACGGCAAGTCCCCCCTGGCGGGCGGGATCGCGCTCGACATGCTCGCGATGGAAGGCGAGGCCGGCGCGGAGGTCTATTCGGCGGCCGCGAAAAAGGACCAGGCCGCGATCCTGTTCCGCGACGCGGTCAAGATGGTGCGGCAGTCGCCCGCGCTGAAAAAGCGGATCGCGATCTCCGGGACGATCGGGAAGGAATACAACCTCGCCCATCACTCCTCCGGGTCGTTCTTTCGCCCCGCGTCGCGCGAGACGGGCAAGACAGGGTCGGGCCTGCGCCCCTATGCGATCCTCGCCGACGAAATCCACGAAATGTCCGACCGGCGTATCCTGGATATGCTGGAACGCGGTTTCAAATTCCGGCGCGAGCCGCTGCTGTTCATGATTACGAATTCCGGCTCCGACCCGAATTCGGTCGCCGGGCAGGAACACGATCACGCAATACGCGTCGCGGCCGGCTCCCCCGATCCGGTCGGGCCAGACGGGACTTACGTCGGCGAGGTGATAGACGACGACACGTTCTCCTATGTGTGCGCGCTCGACCAGGAGGACGACCCGCTCCGCGATCCGTCGTGTTGGATCAAGGCGAACCCGCTCCTCGGAGTGACGGTGACGCCCGAATATCTGGCGGGCCTGGTCCGCGACGCGGCGAATATCCCCTCGACCCGTAACGAAATCCTCCGTCTCCATTTCTGTGTCTGGACGGAGGCGTCGGTCGCCTGGTTGACCCGCGACATTGTCGATCCGGTCCTATCCGATTTCGATCCCGGCGAACACGCGGGGGCGCAGATCGTGGACGGCCTGGACCTGTCGCAACGGCGGGACCTTACGGTGAAAGCTTGTATCGTGAAAACGGGCTTTATCGAGGTCCCCGTCCGGCGGTTCGGCGACAACGGCGGGCCGCCCCTGGACGACGACGGCGAGGAGCTGGACGCGGTCGTGATGGTCAAAAAGCCGACGTTCGACGCCTGGATAGAGGCTTGGACGCCCGGCGACACGATCAAAGCCCGGTCGATCGCGGACAAGCTGCCCTATGACGTGTGGGCCGAGCAGGGATGGCTCTACGCGCCCCCCGGCCAGATCGTGGACTATCTCCACGTCGCGCAAAGCCTCGCCGAGGACGCGGACGAATTCGATCTCCGGCTAGTCGCTTACGATCGATACGCGTTCCGGTCGCTCGAGGCGTTCGTGGATCAAATCGGCCTGTCGCTCGAGTTCGTGGAGCATCCCCAGGGCGGCGTGAAAAAGGGCAAGGTCACGGAGGAAATGAAGCGGGTCGCGCGGCAAGCGAACCCGCCTCGGGAGGCCGAGGGCCTATGGATGCCGGGCAGCGTGATGGCGTTCGAGGAGGCCCTGTTAGAGCGGCGTATCCGCCTCCGTCGCAACCCGGTGTTGATCTCGGCGCTCCTCTCGGCCGCGACCGAAACCGACAAGTGGGGGAACCGATGGCTTACGAAAGCGCGGTCGGTTAATAAGATCGACGCGGCCGTAGCGTTGTGCATGGCCTTTGGCGCGGCGGTTGCGCTGCTAGGTGACGCGGAGGGCGGTTTAGGATGAAGCTCGCGAAAACGACGGACGTCGTCCGGGACGTGACCCCGAAGGGGGAGGGGGGATGGTTCGCGAAGGCGCTCGCGCTGGTCGTGACAAAGCTGTCTTTGGTCAACCGGGAGGGGTGGCCGATCGATGACAGTCACGCGGGGGAGAGTGTGACCCCGCAGTCTGTCCTCGCCCTCTCGACGGCCTGGGCTTGCGTGAACCTGATCGCGGGCGTCCTCGGGACGCTCCCGCTCGAGGTGTGGCGCACGAACCCCCGGACCGGCTTCCCGGAGCCGGCGCGGGATCATTGGCTCGCTGTCCTCCTCAAATCGCCGAACCTCGAGCAGACGAAAATCGACGTCCTCGAAATGGTTGCGGTGTCGCTCGAGCTGCGCGGGAACGCGTACCTCCGCAAGGGCCGCCTGGCGGCCGGCGGGTCGATCGTCTCCCTAACCCCTTACGACCCGGACGACGTGTACGTCTCCCGCAACTGGCAATCCGGCGCGCTCGAATACAGCGTCCGCGATTGGCGCGGCCGCGTCGAGCGGCTCGGCGCGGACGATATCTGGCACGTCCGGGGGTTCGGCGGCTCGCCGATCGGCGGGCTATCGACGCTCGCGCACGGGAAGCAAGTGTTCGGCCTGGCGCAAGCCCTGGACAAGGCGGCCGCGACGACGTTCAAAAACGGCGTTCGGCCCTCGGGCATCCTGTCCTATGCGGATTGGCTTACGGACGCGCGGCGGGCGGACGCTCGCCGCGACGTCGATAAGCTGCAGGGCGCGGCGCAAGCCGGAAAGCCGATGATCCTAGAGGGCGGCGTTACCTGGCATCAACTGTCGTTCTCCCCGGAGGAGGCGCAAATGTTGGCCTCGCGCGGGTTCTCCGTCGAGGAAATCTGTCGTCTGTTCGGGACGCCTCCGGTCCTGGTCGGGCATACGGAGAAAGTCTCGAGCTGGGGGACCGGCATCCAGGAAATTACGCTCGGATGGGTGAAATACGGCCTCCGTCGCCGGTTCAAGCGGATTGAGGAAAGCGGGGACCAGCAGCTCCTCACGACGGCCGATCGCGCGGCCGGTTATTTCCTGCGCTACAATATCGAGGCCCTCCTACGCGCCGACAGCAAGGGCCGATCCGCGTTCTATGAGGTGATGACGCGCGCCGGGATCATGACGATTAACGAGTGTCGCCGGCTCGAGGGCCTCCCGCCCGTGCCGGGCGGCGACGTGCCTCGGATGCAATCGCAAAACGTCCCGATCGGCGCGGCGCTGCAGGCGATCCCGGTCGCCGGGGCGACGGAGGACTAGGTGGTCGCGGTTGTCATCGGCCGCGATCGTTTTCTCGACGCGCCGGGCCGCTGCCGGCAATGCGGGCGGACCGGGTACAATGTCCGGCAACTGACGTTGCACGACGGGCAAGATTTCCGGTGTTATTTTTGGGCTATTCGGATTTCGACGTGGAACGTGATGCACGGGTCGGATTAAGATGTGGAGTCAAACGACGCGAGACCGCCGGCAGAGCGCCGGCTCACATCGAGTGCCCGCCGTCGCCTTCCCCGGACAGGTCGCGCTCTTTAAGCCACTTCTTCATGTCCGCGATCTCGGCCTTCTGCGCCTTCTGGATGGCCTTAGCCAGGCTCACGGCTTCGGCATTCTTTCCTTTGCTGACCTGCTTGTCGGCCATCACGAGGGCAGCTTCATGATGCGGAATCATGCCCCTGATGAATTTCACGTCTTGCGAATTGTAATCTTTCTCGTCCGCTCCCTTCACCTCCATCGCCTCGACCAGCCCCTGCAAGGCTTTGTAGAACGCGTCGACATCAGAACCCATGACAACCTCCTTTACCTTTACCCCGACGCTTCCACGCGATAATCCGAAAGAGGAGTAGCACATGGTTGAGCGTTCTCAACACTCAAGTCCGAATAGCCTATTTTGTTACGATGAAGCGCGCATCCGTGCGCGCGTCGAGGAGGCGAAGCGATGACGATGCATTACAAAGACGGGGAATTCACGGGCCGGCGATTGGAGGTCCCGTTCGAGTTCAAGGCCGAGGACGTGACCCCGACCGGACGTTTCAAAGGGTACGCGTCCGTTTTCAACGTCGTGGACCAGGGCGGCGATAGCGTCCAACCTGGCGCGTTTATCGAGGGCCTGGTCGCGGCGAAGTCCGAGGGGAGGCTTATCCCGATGCTCTGGCAGCACGACCGGACGGAGCCGCTCGGGACGTGGGTCGATCTCGCCGAGGATACGAAGGGCCTCTATGCGGAGGGCCAGCTAGTTCTCGAGGACAATCCGGTTGCGAAGCGCGCCCATTCGCTGCTGAAAAACAAGGCGCTCGGCGGAATGTCGATCGGCTATCGCATCCCGGCGGCCGGGGCCGAGGAGGACCCGAAGCGGCGCGGCGTCTATCTGCTGAAAAAGGTGACGCTGGTCGAGGTGTCGCTGGTCACTATGCCGATGCTGATCCAGGCCCGCGTGCAGTCGGTGAAATCGCTCCTCGAGGGCGGCGTCCACCCGTCTATCTCCGACCTGGTCGGCGTCCTCCGGGAGGTCGGGTTCGAGGCCGAGCTGGCGAAGTCGATTGGCGAGGCGGCGCGGCCGCTCCTCGAGCGAACCCCCGAGGAAAACAAGGGCATGGCGTCCGAGCTGGACGCGTTCTATAAGCGGCTTGCGGCCGGCTAATTCGCGTCGGTCAACTAGGGAAAGGCGGGACCATGAAGAAGTTTGGTTCGATGACGTCGGTCGCGGCGCTCTCGGCTGGTCGCATGCACGCTCTCGGGGCGCATATGTCGCCGGCCGAGCGTGCGCGCGGGCGGTTCATGCGTGACGGCACGGGTCACGGCGGGGGCGGCAATCGCACCCCCGAGCAGATCGCGGACGACCTGAAAAAGGCGGTCGATACCGCGCGCGACGAAGCGAAGAAGGCGGCCGAGGAGGCCGTCGGAGCGGTCAAGAAGCTCGGCGACATTCCGCCCGATCTCAAGGCGACCCTGGACGACTTGGTCACGAAGATGAACGGTTTCGCTACCCAGCAAACCGAATACGGCCAGGCGCTCGAGGCGCTCAAGAAGTCGGGCGCGTCGGACGAGGAGATCAAGACGCTCGGAAACGCGTTCGTGGAAAGCGACGAGTTCAAGTCGCTTATCGGCGAGAAGGGCGGCCGGGGTCGCGCGACCGTCGAGACGAAAGCGACGATCACGCTCGCGACGACGAACGCGGCCGGCTCGGCCGGCGCGCTGGTCGCCCCGCAGCGGTTGAATACCGTTCTCGAGCTGCCGCAGCGTCGCCTGGTCGTTCGTGACCTGATTACGCCCGGACAGATGGCGGGGAATTCCCTGCAATACGTCCGGCAGACGGGGTTCACGAATAACGCGGGCGTCGTCGCGGAAGGGACCCGCAAGCCGCAGTCCGATCTCAAGCTCGCCCTGGTCGATACCACGGCGAAGGTGATCGCGCATTTCATGAAGGCGTCGCGCCAGGTCCTGGACGACGCGCCGCAGCTCCGGTCGCTGATCGACAATAACCTCCTCTACGGCCTCGCTTTCCGTGAGGAGGCGGAAATCCTGTACGGTGACGGCACGGGCCAGCACCTCCTCGGGATCGTCCCCCAGGCGCAAGCCTTCAACCCGCCCGCCGAGGTCGGCGACGCGTCGTCCCCGATCGACCAAATCCGCATGGCAATCCTGCAAGCGGTGATCGCGGAATTCCCGGCGACGGGGATCGTCCTGAACCCGATCGACTGGGCGCGTATCGAAATGATGCGCGTCGATCGGGACGCGGAGGGCAAGCCGAAGGGGGCCTATCTGATCGGCCAGCCCCAGGGCGACGCGCCGCTCCGTCTGTGGCGTCTCCCGGTCGTGGAAACCCCGGCCATCACGGCCGGCAAGTTCCTGACCGGCGCTTTCCGTCTCGGCGCGCAACTGTTCGACCGCTGGGTTGCGCGGGTGCAGCTCTCGACCGAAAACGAGGACGATTTCGTCAACAACCTGGTGACGATCCTCGCGGAGGAGCGGCTGGCGCTGGCGGTCTATCGTCCCGAGGCGTTCATTTACGGCGATCTCGACTGGACGCTCCTCGACCCGGCGAACCCGTAAGGTCGAGCGATCTATCCCCGGCGGTGCATGTCTTTGCGCTCCGCTGCCGGGAGGTGGGAAGGGGGGCCGGGCCGGCTGGTCCGGCCCCCCTTTTTCTTAGGGACCGGCGGCGCGGTGTCGTCGGACAATCGGAGAGACGGAACGATGAAAGAGCTATCTTTCAAGGTCATGCGCGAAATGACCGGCGACAAGGATTACAAGACGGGCGACAAGCGCGAGCTGTCCGCCCTGGACGCTATCCACCTGGTCCGCTCGGGCGCGCTCGAGCCGGAAAACGAGGAGGCCCGAAAGGCAATGGCCGAGCTGATGAACGACACGCCCGAGGATCGCGACGGGATCGTCCAGCGCGTCAAAGAGGACGCGCCGCGCAATAAGGACCAGGGCAACGCCCCGGCGAATAAGGGCGGCCGCAAGGGCGCGAGCGGCAGCAAGGCGGCCGCGAAGCCGGCGGGCGGGCCTGCCACGGGGACCGGGTCCGGCGACGACGGCCAGGGCGGTGGCGCTGGCGGCGAGGGCGGCACGGGTGGCGAGGGTGGAACCTCGACCGAAACCCAGGGCGCGAGCGGCAACGGCACGGACACGACCAACGGCGGCAACGGCTCGACCGGCGCGACGACCGGCGGCGCGACCGGCGCTCCCCCCGTCGCGAAGAAGCGGCGCTAACCCGTGGCGCTCGACCTGTCCCGCGAACCGATCACGCTCGAGGAGGCGAAAAAGCATCTCGGCGTGCGGACCGATTTCCGGGACGCGGAGATCGCGGGCCTGATCGTCGCCGCGCGCGAGCGGGTGGAGGGATACACGGGTCGGGCGCTCTACCGGCGCGAGGTCGTCCAGGTCCTGGACGCCTTCGCGCCGGACGGCGGCCCGATCGTGTGCGAGCTGGGGCCGGTCCATAAGGTCGTCGGCGTCCGCTACGTCGCGCCCGGCGGCCTGGTGGACCTGGACGACGCGTTCGCCCCGGTCGGGCCGATCGGCAACCGCTGGCACATCTACGCGGGCGGGAGCTGGCCTGTCCTCCCCGCCCGGAGCGTCGCCGAGGTCCGCTATATCGCGGGGTTCGGTCCGCTCGAGGAGGGCGGGGAGGGCGAGGTCGCCCCTATCCCGCAGATGCTGGTCCGGGCTATGCTGTTGCTGGTCGGGACCTGGTTTGAAAATCACGAGGGGGCGGTCGTGGGGACGTCGGTCATAGAGCTGCCGTTCGGGGTTCGCGACCTATGCCGGGATTTCCGCCCGTCCGGCGTGGCGTAAGAAAGGAAAGACGATGACGGAGACGACGAAGTTCGACCGCAAGGCCCAGCAGCTCCGGGCGCGCGTGCAGTTCGTGCGCGGCTCGATCCGCAAGGGCAAGGGCGGCAAGCTGACGGACGCGGAAGCGGACACGATGACGGACGACCAGGTCGCCGACGAAATCACGCTCGGCAATCTCGAGGCGATCGACCGTGAGGCCGAGGCCCCGGCGGCCGAGGGCGACGCGGCCGGCGCTGGCGATCCCCCCGCCACGAACAAGCGGCAGGGCAAGTAATGCGTAGCGGCGGCCTGGACTGCGAGATCACGTTCGTTCGCCCTGGCGCGCCCGCGCGCGAGGGTCGATCGCGTGTCCCTGGCGCGGACGTCACGGTCGCCGGAAAGGTCCCCTGTCGCGTGTTCGCGGGGCAGGGGACCGAGCGTTTCGCGAACGACCAGAATTCGGCGAGCGCGCCGATCGTGATCTATGCGCGCCGCGAACCCGATATCGACACGCTGGACGCGGGGGATAGCGCGATCATGCTCGAGACGGGCAAGCGATACGCGATCACGTCCGTTCGCCCCTATAGCGGCGATCCCCGGACCGGCGGCGGCGATCCGCGCCGGGATATGGAAATCCTGGCGGTCGCCAGTGGCGCTGCCTGATACCGGCTCCGTCGAGCTGTCCGGCTTTCGCGAGCTGGACGAAACCTTTTACGAGCTGGGAAAGACGCTCGGGAAAGGGGTCCTCCGTCGCGTCGGGACGAAGGCCCTCGAGCCGATGGCCGAGCGCGCCCGCGCCGCTGTCGCGGTCCGCAAGGGGTTCCTGCAGCGATCGATCCACGTCGGGACCCGGCTCGCCCGATCGCAACGCCAGCGCGTCCGGCGCGAAGGCTCGACGTTCCGCCTCGACGCCTCGGACGACGTGTCGGTCTATATGGGGCCTGGACAGGACCCGGCGGCGATTACGGAGGAGTTCGGGAAATACAACCAGGCCCCCGCCCCGTTCATGCGCCCGGCGTTCGACGCGGAGGCCGAGCCGACGATCCGGCGCGTCGCGGACGGCCTCTGGCCCGAGATCGAAAAGACGGCCGCTAGGCGCGCCCGTAAGCTCGCGCGGCAAGCCGGGGGCTAGTGCGTATGCCGCGATCCCTTCACTCAAAAGCATGGAACACGCTTTATGCCTGACGTTGGCGCGGCTATCGTCGCACGTCTCGAGGCGGATCACGCCTGGACGAAGCTTATGGGGGAGCGGCTGGATTGGGGCGCTTCGCTGCCCGACACGGCCTATCCTCGCGCGGTGGCGAATTGGATCACGCGCGACCGGCCCGACCATTACACGGGTTCGGACATGCAATTCTCGCGGCTGCAGCTCGACGTCTATTCGGCCGTCTCGAGCGGCGAGGCGGCGGAAATCGCGGAGATCGCGATCGGGGTCCTCCAACCGGAGGACGTCGCCGAGGGCGTTCGGTTCGAGCGCGCGGTGGAGGTGTCCGGCCCTACCGATGGCGGCGAGCAAACGGACACGCTATACGCTTACCGCGCGCGGACGGAATTCGCGTGGCTTCATACCGACGAAGGGGTTTGAAAATGGCAGTAGCACCTAGCAAGGCGCGGACGGGTTTCGGGTCGAAATTCGCCTGTGCGGCCTCGGCGGCGGCGTTGACCGCTGGCGGGGCGGGAGTGGATTGGGCCGAGGTTACGGCCCTCACGCCTCCGTCCGATACGGCGGATACGGAGGAGGTCACGCACATGGAAAGTGCGGACGGCCGTCGCGAGTGGATCAAGACGCTTATCGATAGCGGCGAGGCCGATATCGAGTGCAACCTGGTCGCCGGCTCCCCGACCGATCTCGCGATGCAGGCGGCGATGCTGTCGCCGGACGCCTACTACTACAAGATGGCGATCCCGGCGGCCGAGCGCGGCAAGTTTTGGGTGATTACCGGGCTTTGCCTGGTCACGGGGTACAACCGCGGAACCCCGATCGCGGGCAAGATGACCGGGACGGCCCGTCTCAAGTTCACCGGGACCCGTACCGAGGCGGCGTCCGCATGACGGCCGCCCCGGAGAAAGAAGGCCGCAAGGTCTTTGTGGCGATCGACGGCTCCGACGCGGAGGTCCGGTTCACGACGAACGGCCTTTGCGAGGTGGAGGGGGCGTTCGGCGGGCAATCGCTCGAGCGGATCGGCGAGGCCATGCGCGGCGGTCGCGCCGGGTTCTCGATCGTTCGGACGCTGTTCCGCGCGCTCCTCCTCCACGATCGGCCCGACCTGTCGGAGGTTCAAGCCGGCCGGCTTATCGAGGAGATCGGGACGGAGGAGGTCGCCCGCGTGATCCAGGCGGCGTTCGACGCCTGGAAGGCGGGGCTTGCTGGCAAGCTCGACGTTCCCGAGCTGGACGCGCGCGGCCGGCTGGCGTTCGAGGCTGGCGGCGTTCGCTACGTCCTGGCGTTCGGGTTCAACGCGATGGCGGAAATCGAGCCGGTGTTCCCCGGCCTGTCGATGCCCGAGATCGCGGCCGAGCTGGTCGGCGGCGGCGTGTCCGTGATCCGGCTCCGCGCGATGTTCCGCGCCGCGCTGATCGACCATCGCGAGACGTCACTGTTCGAGGCCGGCGATCTCATGGACCGGATCGGCGTCGCGACCGTGACGGACGCGGTCGGGAAAGCGTTCGTCGGAGCGTTCCCCAAGGTCCCCGCGAATGATGGGGACCGGGGGGAAGGCGAGGGGGAGCCGGAACCCGAGGGCAACCGCGCGACGCGGAGGGCGGCGGCGGCAGGCAAGGGAAACCCTACCCGGCCGCGACGGCCGAGGGGTGGGACTGGCAAGCCCTAGAGGCGCTGTGGATCGCGGAGGGCCTCGAGCCGGACCTGTTCTGGCGCGTGACCCCCCTCCGCTTCGCGGTCATCATGGACGGGCGTCGTATGGCTGCGGAAGCGGCCGACGACGCCCGCGTCTCCCTTGCCTGGTATGGCGAGGCGTTCGCCCGGATGCGCCGCCTACCCGGCCTGGATACTATCCTCCGGGGCGGTCGCTCATTGGAACCTCAAACCCCCGCTGATATGCTGGCCGTGATGCAGTCGATCCAAGCGGCCGGCGGGGACGTGTCAATCGAGCTGCTGGACGAAAAGGACCTGTAACTATGCCCTCGGCCGTCATTGGCGCGCTTCGCGTCGATCTAAATCTCGGGACGGCCGGTTGGAAAAAGGGCCTCGCCGACGCGCAAGCCGACGCCCAGGGCGCGGCCGCCAAGTTCAAGTCCGTGGGCGGGACTATCACGTCGATCGGCGCGGGCCTGACTGCCGGGATCACGGCCCCGCTTGTCGGGATCGGCGCGGCCGCGATCAAGACGGCGGCGAATTACGAAGCCGCGATGATAAAGGTTAAGATCGCGACGCAGGCCACGTCCGATCAAATGAAGTCGATGAACGACCTGGCGCTCGAGCTGGGTAAATCAACGGTGTTCTCCGCGTCCGAAGCGGCCGGCGCTATGGAGGAGCTGGCGAAAAACGGCGTTTCCGTCGAGAATATCCTGGGCGGCGCGGCTAAGGCGGCGGTGGACCTGGCGGCCGCGACGGGGTCGGAGCTTGCCCCGGCGGCCGTCGCGGTGTCCGACGCCATGAACCAGTTCCACCTATCGGCTAAGGACCTGCCGAACCTGGTCAATCAGGTGACGGGGGCGGTCAACGAGTCCAAGCTGGACTTTGCGGATTTCCAGCTCGCGATGGCGCAAGCCGGCGGCGTCGCTGGCGCGGTGGGCGTGTCGTTCAAGGATTTCAATTCGGTTATCGCCGGAACGTCGTCGCTATTCGCGAGCGGCTCGGACGCTGGCACGTCGTTTAAGACGTTTCTTACGTCGCTCAACCCGACGTCCAAGGCGGCGGCGGCGATGATCGAAAAGTACGGCCTGTCGTTCTATGACGCGGCCGGCCGGCTGCGCCCGATGGCGGATATCGCCGAGCAGCTCCGTCAAAAGCTCGGCGGCCTCTCCGACCAGGCGAAGTCCGACGCCCTCAAGACGATATTCGGTCAAGAAGCGATGCGGACGGCGGTCGGGCTTATGCAGCTCGGGTCTAAGGGCCTGGACGATATCGCGGCGAAGATCGCAAAGACGGACGCGGCGGCGCAATCGGCCGAGCGGATGAAGGGCCTTAACGGCCAGCTCGAGCAGCTCGGCGGCACGCTGGAAACGCTGGCGATCCAAATCGGGCAGACGGGCCTCCTCTCGACCGTGACGACCGTTGTCGTCGGCATAACGGATATGCTCGACAAGCTGACGGAGTTTTCCCCGGCGGCGGCCCAGGTCGCGGTTGCGGGTGCGGCTATCGCGGCGGCGATCGGGCCTATCATGCTGGTCCTCGGCCCGATTATCTCCGGGATCGGCTCGGCTATCACGCTGTTTTCCGGCTGGTCGGCGGCGCTTGGCACGGCCTCGGCGGCGGCGGGCGGGCTGATCCCGCTCCTCGCCCCCTTCGCGCCCATCATCCTCGGCGTCGCGGCGGCGGCGGCGGCTGTCTATGCGGCGTGGCAAAATTGGGACACGATCGCGCCGATATTACAGGGCCTGGCGGACACGTTTAACACGACGCTCGGCCCGCCCCTCCTCGCGATCCTGTCGGCGGTGTGGGACGCGGTGAAGGCGCTCGGCGTCGGTCTGTTCGACCTGGCGAAGGGGGCGGCTAACGCCCTCGGCCCGGCGTTCCTCGGCCTGTTTCAAGCGGCCGGGTCCCTTATCAAGGGCGCGATGGAATTCATCGGACACGCCCTGTCGGCGGTGATCGCGCTCCTATCCGGCGATTTCGCGGGAGCCTGGTCGCATGCGAAAGAGGCCGTCTCGGGCTATGTGAACGGGATCATTGGCGCGGCGCAGGCCCTATCGGCCGGCGTGCTGTCCTCGATCGGCCGACTTGTCTCCGGGGTGTGGGACGCGCTGGTCAACCAGCTCGGCGGCGCGTGGGACGCCCTGAAAAAGCGGATCGCGGACGCCAAGCAGGACTTCTTCAACCTGTACGACGCGGTCGTTGGTCACTCCTATATCCCCGATATGGTGGACGGGATCGCGCAGCACATGGCGCGCCTGGACGACGTGATGACGAAACCCGTCAAGGGCGCGACCGGCAAGGCAAAGGACGCGTTCAAGCAACTGCGCGACGATCTCGCCCCGATCCTTAATGAGCTGTTCCCGGAAAGCCGCGCCCTGGTCGATCTACAGCGCAAGCTGGCGGTGATCGACCGCGCCGAAAAGGCGGGGACCGGCAAGGGCGGCCTGTCGGCGGACCAGGCCGCCGAGGCCCGGACCCGGCTCTATCTCGGGCCGGATTATCAAGCGAAGCGGGACGAACAGACGCGAGCGACGCTCGAGGAGTGGGGGAATATTGATCTCGCCCCGATCGGCGACGGTCTAAAGGATTTGAAACTGACGCTCCCCGACCTGTCCAAGGTCGCCCAGGACACAACCGCGAAAACGGTCGAGGCGTTCGCCGGGATGGCGCGCGACGTCCTCGGGTCCCTGCGAGGGATGGTGTCGGCTTTCAAGGGCGGCGATATCCTCGGGGGGATCACGGGCCTATTCGACATAATCTCGCAAGTCTCCGGCCTGATCGGCGGGAACAAGACGGCACGTCAGGCCGTGACCATCACGGGCGGGACCCCGTCTTACGGTGGCGCTCGCGCGCTCGGAGGTCCGGTAGTGCCTGGCAAGCGATATAAGGTCGGCGAACGCGGCCCGGAATGGCTCGAGGTCGGCGCGCCGGGACGCGTGATCCCGGACGCGAACGCAGGGCGCAACGGAGGCAACGTGTATTATTTCAACGGCGTGATGACGTCGGACCAGTTCTGGCAAGAGATCGAACGACGCGATAGCGACGCGTCGCTCCGGGGGGCGCACGGCGGCGCGCAGCTCGCGATGGAACGGGCGGCCGCACGTCAACAGCGGAGGCTTGCGTAATGTCGTCTGTCATTCTCCCGACCTGGCCCGCGCCCTCCCAGGCCGAGCCGACTTATCTCGATTTCGGGACGACGCTCGACGGCGGCCCACACGGCGGCGGCCCGCGCATTCACCGGCTCGGGAACCGCTTTTCGCTCGCTGTAACAATGCCGCGCTCAAAAATGGAGCCGGGACGGCAATATTCGGGAATGAAAAACGGCGTCGGCGCGCGCGTTTTTCTCTCGCGTTTGCGACAAGGCATGGACAGGGGCGTCATTTTTCCGTGGCCGCAGCCTGGTCTTGCGATCGGCGCTCCGGGCGATCCGACGGTAGCGGCCGCCATCGGCCCGAACCTCGAGGAGATCGTGGTTCAAAACCTCACGCCTGGTTACGTGTTTCGCGAGGGGCAGTTTTTCAATCTCTATCGGGCGGACGGCCGCGCGATGCTGGCACATACGACGGAGGAGGTCGAGGCTGGCCTGGACGGCCGCGCTACGCTCCCAATCCTCCCCCGGACGCGCGCGTCGATTGCGCTCGGCTCCCGCGTCAACATGGAGCCGGTTATCGAGGGCCGCTTATCGGGCGATAGTCAAAGCTGGACGATATCGACAGCTCTCACGACCGGGATCACGTTCACGGTTACGGAATATGGGAACAACGAATGACGGCTCCGGGCCTTACCCCTCAAATGGAGGCGGCGCTCGCCGCGACTGATCCGCTTTGCGTGGCGCTCCTCGAGATCAACCTTCCCGGCTATGACTTGCGGGTATTGGATGGCGCATCCGAGGTCCGATGGCCGCGCGACGGCGAGGAGCTGACGTTCCTCGGCCGCGATCCGACCTATGGCAATTGGAGCGCGTCCGACGCTTTCGGCGACGGTATCGGGGACCAGGTCCCGGCGATGGGATTCACGATGCAGCCTACGTCGATCGCGGACGCTGTCACCCTCACGGCTCCCGAGGTGCAAGGGTCGCGGTCGCGCGTGTGGTTCGCGGTTATCGACAAGACAACCGGCGGCCTGGTCCCCGATCCCTATCTCCTATTCGAGGGCGAGCTGGACCAACCGACGCTCGGGTTCGACAAGGCAAAGCTCGAGCTGGACTATTCGGTCGCGTCGGCGTTCGAGCGGTTGTTCCTCTCCGACGAAGGCAATCGGCTATCGGACGCCTTTCACCAGCTCCGATGGCCGGGCGAGCGCGGCCTGGAATACATGACGGGCCTGGTCCGCCAGGTCCTATGGGGGCCGGGCGATCGTCCCTCCGGGATTGCGTCGCTTAACGGTGGCGGCGGGACCGGCGGCGTCTCGATCGGCGGCCGCCAAGTATCGGTGGCGGCACAATGAGCCGCGCCCTTCCCCCCGTTCCCCCGAAGGGCCGCAAGCGGACCGATCTCGAGCGGCGCGTGGACGCGACCAACGCCACAAAGGCGAAGTTCGACGGCCGAGCGTTTTCGTTTCGCCGGCAGGCCGATTGCGCGCGCCTGGTCGCGTTTCACATGCGGCAGCTCGGCCGCCCGCTACCGATCGCGGCGGCCGGGACCTGGACGAACGCGGACGGCGCTCGAGCTGCGCTCAAGCGGTTGGGCGTCTCGAGCATCCCCGAGCTGCTGGACCGCAACCTCGAGCGCATCCCGCTATCCCGCGCCCTGGTCGGCGATATCTTTCAAATGGAGGCCGAGCCGGGCGTCCTCGCCGACATTGGCGCTATGGCGATTTCCCTCGGGAACGGGACGGCATACGCCTATCACGAACACGCGCTCGGCCCGGTCCCGATGATCCTGGTCGAGCCTCCCCTGGCGGTTTGGAGGGCGCTTTGAAGGTAGTCGCAAAAGCGGCGTTGATCGTGGGCGCGGTGGCGGCGGTGGCGACAGGCGTCGGCGCGATCGTGGGCGCGACCGCGTTCGCCTCGCTCGGCCTCGGGGTCAGCCTGGCGACGATCTCCGCGATCGGAACCGTCGCCGGCCTGGTCGGGACGGTGGCGCAGTCCCTCTCGAAACCGAAAGCCGGCTCCGTCTCGGGGTCCCTTACGGATTTCAAGCTCGACCCGGCGGCGACGATACCGATCATGTTCGGCCGGACGTACAACGGCGGGAACGTCGTCCACCGCGACACTTGGGGGACGGACAATCAATATCAGGGGTTCGTCGTCGTCTATTCGGGGTGCGGCCCGATCGGCTCGATCGAGCAATTCCAGGCCGACCGGACGACGATCCCGTTCGACGGCAACGGAGCGGCGGCTGGCGGCGGGTTCGGACCTGGCGGGAAGGGTCCGTGGATGTGGTTCGGGTCGCAGATCGGGCAAACGCCCGAGCCGGCGGCGCTGGCGTCCCCGGTGGCGGGGTTTCCGGGCTGGACGGCGGCTCACAAGCTATCCGGTTACGCGGCCGGCATCCTGGTCCTGAAGTTCGATAAAGACGGCAAGAAATACCAGGGCGGCGTCCCGAAAACCGGGATCGTCGGCGAGGGCGTCCGGGCCTGGGACCCGCGTCTCGATAGCACCTATCCCGGCGGCAATGGCCCTTCCCGGCGCGACAATCCCGCGACCTGGACGCCAACCCGCAACCCCTGGCTTATCGCCCTGCAGTTCGCGTTTGGCTGGTGGGAGAATGGCTATTTAGTCGGAGGCGTCGGCGCGCCCGGAACCTCGGTTATCGTCTCCGACTATGTCGCGGCCGCGAACGTCGCCGATGCGAACGGGTGGGAAGCCTCGGGCGTCCGCGCAACCGGCGATCCGAAATGGGATACGCTCAAGCTCCTATGCGAGGCCGGCGGCGGCGAGCCTGTATGGCTCGGCGCGGCGTTGTCCTGCATGGTTTCGACCCCGCGCGTCTCGGTCGCTACGATCACGACGGACGATTTACGCGGTCCCATTTCGATCGTGGGAACGCAGACGCGGCGCGGCGGCCGGGTGAACACGGGAATTCCGGTGTTCCGATCGGAGGCGCACGGGTGGGAGGAAATCCCCGCCTCGGCGATCACGGTCGCGACCTATGTCGCCGAGGACGGCGGGACCCGGACGAAGGAAATCCCGTTCCGCCTGGTCGCGAACCTGGACCAGGCCGCGCAGCTCACGGCGTATAGCCTGGTCAACGGCCGGGAGTTCGGCCCGATCGAGACGAAGCTGGACCCCCGGTGGATCGGCCTCGCCCCCGGCATGGCGGTTGACCTGGACGTTCCCGAAGCTGGTCTATTCGGGCAACAGGCGATCGTTATCGCCCGCTCGATCGAGCCTGCGACGGGGTTGATCTCCGTCACGTTCAAGTCCGAGACGGCGGCGAAACACGCCTTTGCACTCGGAGCCTCGGCGGTTGCTCCTCCGACGCCATCCCTCGGCGCGCCGGACTATGCGACGGCTGCTGTCAATTACGAAACGGCCGGCCAGGCCGCGACGTACATCCGCAACTCGGCCGCGCGGAACGTCTCCCTCTCGGCGGCCGATGCTGGCGACGGGACCGCGACGATCTCGATCTCGGCGCATGTCCGGGACTATCCCGATCGCGACCTAGCGATCCCGGCGGCGACGTTGACCGGCGCGCCGCTCGATACCTCGGCGGTCCTGGTCTATTACGACGACGTCGGACGGTCCGACACGACGCCTGATTATCATTGGACCCTGGATTACGAGGAGGCGGTAAACTCCGTCACTTATCCTTATCGGCATTACGTCGGTCTAGTCCCGACCCCGGCGGCGGGTGGACAGCCGACCGATGGCGATCCGCCTCCCTACCCTGGCGGCGGCGGGTATTGCGTCCATGAGGATACGATGATCCTCCTCGAGGACGGGGCGTGGATACGCGCGGCCGAGCTGCGGCCAGGGATGCTGGTCCGTACCCTTCGGGAGGACGACCTGGCCGAGGGTGTATGGCCCGTGTCGGCCGTCAAGGTAGTCCCTTGCTCCGATGCTTGGCGCTACTCGAACCCGGACGCGATAGTCGCCGAGGGCGCGGTGGCGGCCCTAGTCGGCAGCGGCGGGCATAGGGTATGGGCAGATGGCGATTGGCGTCGGCTGGATCAAGTCGGCGTTCGCTCGGAAGCATGTAACGTGGTGGCGATTTCGGTCCCTGGTGCGCGGACGTATGTTTCCAATGGATTGCTATCCCACAATATCAAAATGGCCGAACCTAACGTGCCGAACGCGGAGTAGAACCGATGATTAGAGCCGCTTACGCGCCGATCCGTAATCCACGTCACCAGGCCTTGAGCATAGACGTATTGGTTCCCGGATTTGATATGTCGGGGCAGGCCCCGTCCTTTCAAATTCGGGAAAACCCGGAGTCTCCGGCCGCGCTGGTTTCCCTTTATCGGGCCGACGCGCCCGGACTAGCCGGCGTTTTCCTGGACGTGACGTTTGATGAACAGGGAATACCGACGACACAGATCCTTGTGACTGTCACACGGGCGATTATCGAGGGGCTTCCACAAGCGCGGCCGATAGGAAGCGACTTGCGAGCTTTTTATGGGCTAAAGATGGACGGCCTCGAGCTGTTCGGAGGCCCTATCACTTTGGAGGCGCAGGCAAATCATGGCTGACTTTATCCTTGCGATCGAGAACGGTCGCGCTGTCCTCAAGGTCGAGGGTTCCGATCTACTGGTCCCGCTTGTCGCTCAAGCTCGATCGGCCGCGACGTCGGCGGCTGATTACCGGGATCAATCGAGCGTAAACGCGGCTCAAGCCGGACTATCGGCCGCCACAGCGGCCGGGTTCGTCGGAGGGGTTCTTTACGACACGGCGGCGGCCGGCCTGGCGGCAACGCCTGCGAACGGCTTTTTTGCTGTCGTGGGCGACACGGCTTCGACCTACGCGATCCTTTATCAAAAGGTGAATGGAGCGGCTGTCGAGAAAACGCGGTTTGCTGGTGGAGCTGCAGTCGCCGGTTTCGGCAGCGCGCGTGTCACGATCCTTGCCTCTTTGACCAATGGCGCGGCCGAGGAACAGGCACGTCTCCAGGCGGCGGCGGACGCGATCCCCAATCATGCCTCGATAATTCTCCTCGGCGAATGGCTTCTCGGCGCGAAAGTGGAGATCAAGAACAAGGTAGGCGTGAGGATTATCGGCCTCGGCGCGCGTGTAAAGCTGGCCGCAAAGGCATGGGCGCTCGGAGTAAATCGGGATTGTGGTCTGCTGTTCCGCGATTGCGACGGTGTCCATCTTGAGGGTGTTTCGTTCAACTGCAACGGCGCGGCTTTTCGGGCGGGCGGTTGGCAAGGGGTTCCCGCTGTTGGTGCGATCTCCACGGCCACGGGAGCATTCGCCGGCAATCTCGCCCCTAAAACCTGCAAAGACGTGACGGTCGATAACTGCTCTTTTCGCGATGCCTATACCCGATGCATTGCGGTCCGTTCCGTCGTGGGGATCACAATCCGCGATTGCCGGTTTCGGTTGAAATCCGGCGGCGGCGCGCAATTTGTCGAGATCGCCCGCTCCGACCTAATCCGAGTATCCGGCAATGACTTTGACGAGTATGTAGATACCAGCGGTATCGACACTTACGGTTCGCACGTCGCGATAAGCCCCGGCATCTGCTATGTGGATGACGTACAGGCCGAGCTTTGCACTACGCCCGCAATCCATTGGGCGTGTATTCCGTATTACACGACAAAGCTCGAGGGTACGGCTCCGGTCGATCAAGGGACCTGGGTGCTTAGCTTCGCTGGTGGAGACGACACATCGCCGGGAGGATACGACTATTCGGCGAATAGCTGGTTTTTTACTTGCCTGGATCGCAACGGCTGGTTTGACGTACCGAGCGAGCAAATTGAAGTCGTCGCCACTGACAACGCCAACAAGACAGTTTCTCTAAAGCTCCGAAATATCGACAACAGCGGCTATCAAAATTGGAAGGGCCAGCGTTTCCGCGCTTACTCTATCAATACGGCGCGCTTCTGTCGGGACGTTCGGATCGAGGGAAACTCTTTCGGGTCCTCGAGCGGAGCGGGAGTGTTTCTGCTCGGCTGCAAGGGTTATGTCGTGACCGGCAATGTCGCCAGGGACAACAATGATATCGGCCTGGACGCGGAATGGTCGATGGATGGAACGATTACCGGAAACACCATCCTCAATAGCCGCGAAGTCAACATGGCTATCTGTGTTCTCTATTTCATGCGGAACGTCGCGGTCGTCGGTAACACGATGAACAGCGCGCCTGGCGTGGACGCGGGAATAGAGCTTCTCGCGAACCATGAGGTTTGCGGAAATATCACGATCGCAAACAATGTAATCGTTAGGGGTAACATCACCTTCACCTCACTATCCGGCAAGTCGATAGTCATGGACGGACTGACGATTGAAGGTAATTCGATCACGATGGGCAACGGGGTTGCCCTGTTCTCTGGCGGTCCTAACGGGACTGACAAATATAGCCTCCGACATGTATCAATCAGGTTCAACCGCTTTCACCGTATCCTCCATTCTGCGATCACGTTGGGATCGGCGTATGACGTACAGATTGAGGGTAACTCTCTCTACACGTCGAGCTACAACGGGTTCGTCAACCTGGTCAGCTCCGGCGAGACTTACGATCGGATAAATATCGAGCGTAATCGCATGTCGGATACCTATGTGGAATGGATCGGCATCCCGTTTGTTCGTTATAGTGCTGGGGGCAATGGTCCGCAGCATCCGGCGATCACGTTTTCGGCGAATTTCAATATGGACGAAGGGATCGCGCAAACAACCGCTGGCGGGAACCAGCTACCAATGAACCGGCCGCTGTACGGGAAGGCCGGCTCGGATACTTATCCGGCGATGGCACGGGGCGAGCTGCAGTTCGGCTATAACGTCCCACAAATCGGAGCTGGCGCTACCTTGACCATTGGGCCGTTCACGATCCGAGGCGCGCGGTATGGGGACCGGGTGGCGGCCTGGTGCCTAGAGCAAATGGATGGGATCATGGTCGCAGCTCGGATGCAGCCCGGCGTCGAGGCGTGTTATGTCACCCTTACCAATGTCACACCCGGCGCGATCACGCCCGGAGCGCATAATTTCGGCCTCCGCGCCGAGCTGCACTAGGAGGCAACAATGGACGATGAGGAAAAGACAAAGCGCGCAAGGGAAATCGGCAGGCTGCTCCGCGCTCTAGGTATTGTCGTGAACCAAGAGCAGGCGGTTAAGCTGATCGAGACGCGGTCGCGTAAGCCGTTCGCTGACTTGGATGTTCACCCGATGTTGATCGATGCGGCCGAGGCCGCCCTAGCCTCGGCGCGCGGATAAGCCATTGCCGGAACAAAGGGGGAGCTGATATGTCCTGGTCCCGATCCTAGAAAGGGACCGACATGACAGCTCCCCCGAGCCTCTCGAACAACCTCGCCGATGCGCCTTCTAACGTCGCCGAGCTGGTCGCCTCGAACAATCTCCCGACGACGTTCCACGGGGACGCGCTCCTCTACGGAGTGAACCTCGGCCTTATGACGACCTTTACCTGTCTCGGCGTTATCGTCGTCGGATGGCTCGGCATGTCGCTGTTCGCGCATCGGAAATACGATCTCCCCCTCGATCCCGTCACCCTTTATCGCGGGTCCTGGTTATGCGCCGGGATCGGCCTCACGATCCGATGCGGCGCGCAGGCGGCAGCCCTGTGGGCGTGGGACCCGAAGGCCGCAAAGACGGCGGCGGCGGTCCTCACGGTCCAACGCTACCTCGACCCCCTTTCCCTGGTCTTTGCGGCGGGCTGGCTTGTCCTCCTTACGCTGTCATATCCGGCGATGATCTCGCAGCTCCGTAAGCGGCCCTATCCTGTCGAAATGCTGTCGCGTCTCCCGTCCCTCAAGCGGCCGGCGCTTGTCGTTCTCATGTCCTTTGCGGCGGCCGCCCTGGTTGCCTGGTTAAAGGCAAGCGCGGGGGTTGCGTGATGATGCGTGTGGGGGCTGTAGGATCGGCGGCGGCGGCCGTCGTTGCGGCGGCCGCGCCGGATAAGGCCGGCGTCGTCATGTGGTCGTTCCTCGGGATGCCGTTCGCCGCGCCGAGCATGGTCGCGGCGCTGTTCGGTTGCACGGTGACGCGGGTTATCGTCGGCATGACGTCCGACAAGTCTAGCCCTCGGCTGGTCCGAATTCCGGTCGATATCCTGGCGATCGGCGTCACGTTCTTTTTCGTCGTGGAGCGTTCGCCCGAGCTGTTCGCCGCGCTCGGCTCCGGGATATTCATCGGGACGCTTGGCGCGACGATAATCAAGATTGCGGAGCGATGGGGGGACAAGGCCCTCTCCGTCATCCTCCCGTCCGTCCCGCCCGCGCCTGGCGCGCCTCCCCCCTCTCCTCCGGCCCCGTAAGGACCCGACCATGACGACGATTACCGACGACAATTTCGTCCGCCTGTTCCAGGAGCTGCACGGCCTCAAGGTGGACGGGTGGGCCGGCCTCGAGACGGTCGCGAAGCTCCGCGCGACCGCGCCGGCCGCGCCTGTCCCGGCCTCGCCCGCGATCGTCCTCCCCGATGCGTATTGGCCGCTCCTGGCGAAGATCGAAAGCGCCGGGAACCCGAAGGCGAAAGCGTCCACCTCGAGCGCGTCCGGCCTTTATCAGTTCATCCGCGCGACCTGGATCGGCGAGGGCGGATCGTGGGGGACGGATATGTCGAAGCCATTCGGCGGCCTGGTCCCGTACCCGACCGAGGCCGAGCAGCTCGAGCGCGCGAAGTCGTTCACGATGAAAAACGCGCGCTACCTGGTCGCGAAGGGTGTCCCGATCAATCCGGCCTCCCTCTACGCGGCTCATTTCCTCGGCCCCGTGACGGCGGCGGCCGTGATCGGCGCGGACGTCAAAGCGAGCGCGGAGAAGCTCGCCGGCCCGGCAGCGACGGCGGCGAACAAGTCGATCCTGGAAGGAAAGACGGTCGCCGAGTTCCTTTCCTGGTTGAACCGCAAAACCGGCTATTGGGCGCGGTAGGATGGCCGACCGGCTCCTCCGGCTCCCGTATAACGTCCGGCAACGCCTCGGCGCTATGTCGGACGTCCCGGACGCCCTGGATCGGCTGAATAAGTCGATCCAGGGCCTCACGGGCCGGACGACGACGGCGGAGGGGACGCTGGCGAACCTGGTCGGCCGAACCGGGACGGCCGAGACGGATATCGCGGCGATCAAGACGAACGCGAACACGACCGCGCTGCAGCTCGGCCTCGCCCTGCAGGCGATCACGTCGCTTCAAGCGACGTCGCCGGTATTCCTGGCGGGAACCTATACAATCGCGCAGCTCCCCGACGCGGCCGCAAACGTCGGCAAGTATGCGACAGTCACAGATCTATGGGGAGACGGGACGCGGGACGTCGTCCTCGCCTCAAGCTCGATGGTCGCGGGCGTCCGGCAGTCCTACTGGAAACCGCTTCGGCCGACATCGGCGCAATCGCAATCGGTCGCGGCGGCCGACGTCACCCTCGCCCCGCTGGTCAACGGCCAGGTCCAGTTTCTAACCGGCGCGATCGGAGCGGGCATCGCGCGCAAGGTAAACCTGTCTGTCGCGCGGGCCTGGCCTGGCGCGATGTTCGAGATCGCCTTTGACGGAACGCTCAGCCTCTCCTCGGTTCTCAATATCGCCGGGACCGGCCTCGGGAGCCTGGTCGGGATGATCGTCGGCAACCGTCGCCGGTTCGTGTTCGACCAGGGGGCGTGGAAACAGTTCTAGCCTCGGTCTATGGTCCTCCCCGCGCCGATCCCGGCGCGTCCCAGGGAGGTCCTATGTATCGTGTGATCCTTATCGCGGCGGCCGCGCTCGGCTTGTCCGCTTGTGCGATGGCCCCGTCCGGTAGCGTCGCTTCGCCTGGCGCGACCGCGCCGGTTCCCGTCACCTCGCCGACCCCTGTCGCGTCCACGGTGGACAAGGCGGCCGAGGCGGCGGCGCGCGCGGACGTCGCGGTCGATCGCGCCTGGACGGCGTATGTCGCGATCCGCAACGTCGCCGAGCTGGTCGTCCCGTTTCTGTCGCCGACCCGCGCCGCGAACGTCCGCGCGATCGAGGCGACGGTGGAGAGGGCGTTCGCGCGCGCTCGAGCTGCAACGGACCTGGCGGTGAAGGCGGCCGAGCTGGCGAACGCGGCCCAGGCGGCCGCGTCGCTTGAGGCCCTGACGACCGACCCGGATTAACGGCGGGTCCGGTCCATGTACCGCTCGCCGGTCGCCAGAAGCGTCTCGACGTAATCGGCGGCCGGCGGCATTCCGTCCGCCTTGCGACGGTTGAGAATGTCCCGAGCGATAGCGGTCATTTCGGACCGCGCCTGGCGGCAGATTTCCGCCTCACGCGTCCCCGGCTTGGCGTGACGCGTTTCCACCGATGCGAGGACGTAGGCGAGGAGGGGCGCGCCCTCCGACTTGGCGCGAGCTGCAAACAGCTCCCGGCAACGCGTGCGGCAGAAAGTCCGGCCGCGCCCCCGGCCGCCCGCCTCGACGGTGTCGCCGCAGTTAGGGCAGGTTCCCGATACGGTGGCGGGGGCGACGGTTGCGGCGGCGGTGTTGCACATGGTCCTAGCTCCGGGTCGGACGTGAAAGCGTGTTACACGCTTTACATACGCAATGGGACCGGAGGGTCAATAGGGGTCGGGGCAGAAAAGCGAACGGGCGGACGATTTCTCACCCGCCCGCCCTGGTCGTCTAGGTGTCCGCCTGCCCCCGAGGCGGCGGCCGTCGCTCGAGGTCCTCGAGCGGGATCGCGGCGAGGGCCTTCGCCTCCTCGGGCGTCGCCAGCTCGAAAGCCGGCTGGCGCTTGCCCTCGCCTATGTCCACCTCGAGCTTGTGGAGGGTGAACAGGCCGCCGAGGGACCAATCGCACCCCCGGACGTTCGGATCGGCCGGCTTGTGATCCCTGGTCGCGGCCTTCGCGCCACGGAACCGGCCCTCGCACGAAAAGCCGACGTAACGCTCCACGCCCTCGGCCTTCGCGCCGGCCGCGACGAACGACCGGATCGACTGGGCCGTCCCGCACATGACGCAACGGAACGCGACGTCCTCGCGCGCCACGCCCTGCGCCTGCATCTCCGCGTGGAAGTCGGCGAGCTGGACGACGCGGACGCCCGATCCCTCCGTCCGAGGCGGGGAGACGGTCACGACGCGGCCTCCCCGTTCTCGATCACAATGTCCGGGAACAGCTCCGGGTTATCGCGCATCACGTCGGCGAGGGCCTGGCGGCCGAAGTCCGTAACCCTGGCGATGCTCCCGCCCCCGGTGATCGCGTTCCCTTCCCGGACGGTCCAATATCCGGCCAGCTCCCGGAAACGCGCGTCGTCGTCCGTGACGTAGTGGTTCCGGTGCGTCTCTTTCGTGGGATCGCGAGGCCGGCCCAGGGCGTGGTGCATGTCGTCCCAATCCGAGGGGGAGAGTTCGGACGCGTAGAGGACGGCGGGAACCGCGACCGCGATCGGCGCGGCCTCCTCCGGTTCGAGGTGATCGACCAGGACAAGGTTCGCGCGCGTGCCGTGGAGGGGCGGATCGTTCACGGCGCTGTCCTCCCCGTGCGTCCGATGCTCCTCGGCCTCGAGCGCGGCTCGAGCGGCCTCATCCGACCGGACGCTATCAACCGACCGGCGGCGGTCGATGCGCTCCACCTCGGCGACGGCGAGCGCGATCCCCTGGATAAGCTGGTCGCGCCGATCCTGGGACGGATCGATCCACGGCTCTAAGGGGAACGCGAGGTGACGCGCCCCGCCGAGGATCGCGGCGGCGGCCTGGTCCGCGATCTCCTCGCTTGTGTGGCGGTCGTCGTGCGCGGGCGTGAACCCCTTCGCGCACTGGCGGCGGCGCTCGCGCAGGACGTTCTCCACGATCCAAAGCGTCCCCTCCCCGGTGGCGGCCGCGATCTCCTCGAACGACGGCGGGAGGAGGTTCCGGGCCGGCGCGGGCTGCGGCTGGCCTCCGTCGCGCAGATACGCCTCGAACGCGGCGGCGGCGGCGACAACCTCGGCCGCCCGGCCGGACCCGACGAACCGGACGGCATGCTCGAGCGCGTTTCGGCGATAGGCGACGTCCGCCATCGTCATCCCGCCCGATCCGCCACGCGGCAGCGATCCGAGCGGCGCGCCTGGTGCGGGGGTGTGTGGTGTGTCGTTCATGTCCGGGGTCCTTTCTCCGGTGTGGTGGTGAGGAGCGCGCCCGCGAACGATCCGGCGCAAAGCCGGCCGTTCGGGGCGTCGTGATCCGAGGGGGTGCGAAGGCGGCGGCCGCCATGCGCGTGCTGCCACGCCCCGCCCGTCGCCTTGCCGCACTCCCGGCAAACGGCGGACATTGCCTCGACCTGGTCGTCCGGGAGGAGGTGGGCGGCGGCGTGGGCGAAGTCCTCCCGAGCGGCGGCGGCGCGCTCGGCGCTGGTCGGAGCGCGGCCGAGGGCGGCGAGGAGGCGCGTATAGGGTCCGACGTCGGTCACGACTGACGCCCGAACATGCGGTCCGCCACGCGCTTAACGCCCTGGTGGCAATAGGTGCAGACGCGTTTCGGACCCGGAGGCGCGTCGTTCCCGACCAGGATCGGCTCGCCGCAGCTCTCGCACGGGAGGCGGGTCGAGTTCTGGCGGCTCTCCCGCGCGCTCGGCTGGACCTGGGGCGGGAGGCTCGAGATCGGGATAAGGTCGGTCACGCGCATGCAGACGAGGAAATCCGCTTGCGCGGCCTCGAGCGGGTCAACGGAACGGAATGTCATTGCTGGTCCTCTCTGGCGGCGGCGGCCGCCTGGTCGTGGGCGTCGTCGGCGGCCTCGGCCCGCTCGCAAGCGCGAAGGAGGCGAAGGCCCTCGCAGACGTCCTGGATTTCGTGGGGGTGGATACGCGCCCCGGTCCCTTTGCGGCGGGCGAGGCGTAGGCGGCTGTCGAGGCTCATCGCTTGTCCTTTCGAGCGGCCCGTTCGGCCGCCCGGCGACGCTGCCGCGTCATGTGGCCGGGGTGCAAGTCCCGATCCGGCTCGCCCTGCCCGAATAGGCCGAGCGGACGCCCGGACCCGTCCCCGAACAGGATAAGCCGGTCGAGATCGGAGAGGGTCACGCCTGGTCCGCCATGATCCCGGCGACGGCCGCCTCCGTCCTGGCGCGGCGGCGATCGGCCTCCTCGGCGAGGAGCCGGATACAGACGGCGGCGACGCCCGGAACCGGCCGATCCCCGCGTTCCCAACGGCCGAGCGTGCGGCGGGCCGTCTGCATCTCCACGGCCGCCTCATGCTGCGTCCCGACCCGCTCCCGGAGGCGGACGAAGTCGAGGGGCGACATAGTCGGGAACCCGGCGTCCGGGTCGATCGGGAGGGCGCGCTGGCGCGGCTGGTCGGTCACTGTGCAAGGTCCTTTCGAGGGCGAATGAGGCCGGCGCGCTCGGCGGCGGCGGTGAAATAGGCGAGGCGGTGTTTCCCGCGCTCGAGGGCGCGGCGGTGATAGCTGGTCGGGTCGGCGGCGTACCGGCGCGCATAGAACGCGACCCGCTCGGCGGCGGCGTCCATGCTCCCGACAAGGCGGGCGCGGCGGGTATGCTCGAGGAGGTCCTGGCGCTCGCGCTCGAGGACGGACGGGTCGATCGCGGCAAGGAGCCGCTGGCGTTGCGTTAGGTACATGGCGAGTTCTCCGGTTCGCCTGGACGGTATGGGGCCAGCGGTCCCAAAGCGCAAGCGGGAACGGAGGGAGCTTGCAAACGGCCGATCCCGCAGTATGTGTCGGGTGTCGGTTCGCCGGCCGCTCTCTCCGGGGCGCAGGCCCGCCGCTTGGTTCTCCCTGTTCCAAGCGGCGGGCCGTTTCGTATCTAGGCCCCGTCGTCCCCGTCGCTGTCCGACCTGGTCGGCGGGTTCAACTCGACCCCCAGGCGGCGCTCGAGTTCGGCCTGTACGCCCGGATCGACCGGCTCGCCGGGGAACGGCTTCCCCTTCCCCGCCTCGCCCCTGACCAGGTCCTCCAACGTGAGGAGCGGGATACGCTGAACGTCGAAGCGATATCCGACCCGCTCGACCAGCTCGGCGAGGCGCTGGACGATCGCGGCGTTATCCGCGCCCTGCCAGTCCTGGTCCTGCGGTGGACCGGCGACGATCTCCTCGAGATTGCGCCCGATGGCGATCACGGCGGCGCGTAGCGCGGCGGCAACCTCCCGCATCCGTTCGTAATCGGCGCGCACGGTCGGCGGCGCGATCGGGACGACCCCGTTCCGGCTTGCCTCGAGTTCCCCGACCGGCTTCCCGTCGCGATCCTGGACCAGGAGACGGAGGACCGGGACGTAAGGGAGGACGACGCCCAGGACGAAATGTCCGCCCTCCTCGAGCGCGCGGAGCTGGTCCTGGTCGAATTGCCACGCGGTATAGGTGGACGCCATGCCGGGATACGGCGGCGCGACCTGTAGGACGTGGAGGTCGAGGCACTCGCCCTGCGCCTCCACGTCCCAGGACGGCGGCGGCCCGACGATGCGGCCGCCCTCTATCGGCGTGTTCCTCACGACGCGGCCTTTCCGAGGTAGTAGGCGACGGCGATGCAGGCGAGGACGACGATCACGCACGCGCACCCGAGCCAGTTCCCGTCCGCGAACCGGCCCAGCTCGGCGCGCTGGACGCGGAGATCGTCGTCGGTCGGGACGTAGTCCGGGAGGTCGATCGGCGGCGGGTCCTGGCGCGTGGCGTCCGGGATGATGACGGAGGCGTCCGCCTTCCCGATCGCGGTCGTCGCCAGCTCCCGGTCCACCGGATCGCGCATGTCGAGCGGGCGGATCAAGGTATCCCCGGCGGCAATATCGACGGGCTTCGCCTCCCCGGTGGCGAGCCGCTCCGTCGTCGCCATGACGGCCTGGTCAATCCGGGACTGTGGCACGCCCTGGAATTGGACAAGCCCGACCTGGACGCCCGCCCGATCGCGGAGCCGGAAGCATCCGCCCCCGATATAGACGACGTCGTGAACCTGGTCGAATTCGGCGCGGAGGTCCGCGTGGATCGGCTCGACGGGAAGTCCGCCCGTCTGTAGCCAGCTCCGCTTTGCTGCGGGATGCATGTTACGTCCTTTCTGTGGTGGAGGGGTGTCCGGCCGGTCGCCCGGCCGGGGGTTAGATCGACGCCAGCGCGGCCGTGACGGCGAGCGCGGCGAGGATGCCAAGGGCCGCGCCGATACGGAGCATCCGATCGGACCGCTCGCGCCGGATGATGACGCGGGCCGCGTGGACGGCCTGGTCGAGGAGCGGGCGGTGGAGCGGGAGGAACGTATCGACGGGCGGGAGCTTGCTCGGCGGGATCGGGCGCGAGTAGCGGGGGGCGGGTTCCTGATAGGGCATTGTCGTCTCTCCGGTTGACGGGTGGCGTTGTGAGCTTGGGACCGCTGGGCGTCAACCCCGGCGGCGGCGGCGATAGAAAACGAGGACCCCGAACAACCGCCATTCCGTCCGGTGGCGGACGAAATAGCCTCCGCACGGGGAGACGGCGCGCGTCCGGCGCTTCACCAGGATACGGCCGATCATTGGTCGTTCGCCGGGGCCGGCTGGTCGCCGAGGGTGGAGAGGATCGCGCACTCGAGGCAATGGACGGCGTCGCGCTGGGCCTCGAGTTCCTCGAGCCGTTTCGCGAGCCAGTCGGCGGCGTCCGCCACGATCTCGGCGCGAGCCTCGGGCGTGCGGGCCGCCTGGAACATGCCGGCGACGGCCCCGGCAAGGTGGGCCTTCACCATCCCGGAGAGGAGCGCGTCCGGCGGGATCGTGTCGTCCGTGGCGAAATGCTCGAGGAGGCCGCGCGCCGCGCCCATGAACGTCTCGCCAAGGGCGGTCGCGACGCGGTCGAGGGCGACGGGATCGACCGTCTCGAAAAGGGGGTGTTCGGACATGCTGCTATGCTCCGGGCTTTGTGAGGTCGAGGATACGCGCGTCCGGGGACCAAAACTGGAAGGGTCCCGGCTCGCGCGGCGGGTTGTGCTGGATCATGGGGAGGCGTTCGCCCCGGTCGAGGCCCAGGCCGTCCTCGATAGTGTCGATCCCGGCGAGGACGTCGTTCCACCCCCGCGCCTGGATCGTCTCCCCGGCTGGCGATCGGGCGTACCAGGCCGTCTCGATCGTCGCCGGCCCCTCGCCCCCGCCCGCGTCGTAAAAGACACGCCAGCGGCGGTGGCGCGGGGCGTTGACCGGCGGGTGAGGCTCGCCCTTACGCTTCGCCACGACGACGCCTTTCGAGGAGATAGGCCGGCGGCGGCATCGCCATTCCGTCCCGCGCCATCTGGCGTTCGTACCGATCGGGCCAGGCGCGGTGGCGGGCCAGCCGGCGCTCGAGCGCGTACCCGGTCCGCCACGCGTCGTCCGCTGCGCGCTCTAGGGCCGGGTCGATGTAGTTCACGCGGCGCGCGACCAGGTCCCGGATGGTGGCGCGGATCGACCGCTCGGCGGCGCGGTGGCGGCGGGCCTCACTCTCGAGGAACCGATCGTCCTCCTCGAGCGGGAGCGCGCCCTTGCCTGGACACGGCACGCCCCGGACGTGGTGGTGAACGATACCGCCGTCCGCCCGGCGCGGCTTCATGCGGCCGCAAATCTGGCAACGGCCGCGCTTCACGCGTGAGCCTCCAACCAGGCGCGAAGCTCCGCGCGCTGGTATCCGATCCCGAGGCCCGTCGTTTCGTACACGAACCGGAACCGACCGCAGGGCGCGTCGGTGGACGCTCGCCGCATAGTGTCGCGGTATAGCCTGCCCCCGACGAACAAGACGGCCGAGGCGGCCTCGACGGCGGCGGCGAACGCCCAGCGGTTGCTGGTCGGGATCGCGAGCAGCTCGGCGGCGCGGGCCTCTGTCATCCGCTGTTCGTAATCCGGGATCGGGAGCGTCGCCGGGTGGAAGCCGAACCGCGCGGAGAGGAACCAGACGTCCACGGCGGCGGCGTCCCGGAGGGCGACGCGGAGCGTCCGCCACATGGGGCCGTCGTACCGCTCGAGCGCGGGGAGGAGGTCCGCGTCGGGCCGCTTGGTCGCGGAACACGGCATGACGACAAGGGGGGTCACGGCCGGCGGCGGCCGAGACGGCGAGCGATCGTCCGCATCTCGGCGGCGCGGCGCTGGTCGAGCTGGCGGTCCTGATACTGGACGACGTGGGCGTTCGGCGCGCCCTCGAAATACATCTGTTCGGATGCGGACATGATCGTTCCTCCGGGAAGCGGGAGGGCGGCGCGGCGGCCGCCCTCGGGGTTAGGCGGCCTTCGCGGCCTTCAACGCTTCGCGATACTCGGCCGGGGTCACGATCGACACGGGGACGACGACGCAGGGGACGGTGTCCCGGTGGTTGGTATAGAAGTTCCGCCGCGCGCCCTCGGCGCTGGTCCCGAAGCTCGGCAGGCGGGTGGTCGCGGTGTCCCTGGTCGTCGCCGCGTGCGTGAAGTCCGAGCGGGTGGACTTGCGCGAGATCGTGCGGCCGTCGTCGGTCTTTCCGAGGTAGTGCGTAGGCATTTCGTTCGTCTCCGGGTGGCGTTGCTGCCGTCCCCTCTATCGGGCCAGCGGTCCCAAAGCGCAAGGGGGTTCAGGCCCTCCGGTCCCTTTATTTTCGCGGGACCTATCCGAGGCGTTGACCATACGCGCCCCCCGGCCGCATACCGGCGGCGCAACCCGGAGGTAGCACCATGACGAAACACGACCCGGCCGCGCCTGTCGCGGTCCCGATACCCGAAACCTGTCGCGTCCGAGCGGCCGAGCTGCGCGTCTTGATCGGGCGCGCGACGGCCGAGGACCTGTCCGACGACGGCCGGTATTTCGCCGACACATTCACGGACCTGACCCGTTGCCGGCATGAGGAAATCGGCGAATACCAGCACCGGCACGACGGCCCGCTAGTCGAATGGCTGTGGAACCGGCGTGACGAAATCGCGGCGCTGTATGAGGCCCGCGCAACCGAGGAGGTAAAATGACGATGGGCGGTAACGGCGGGCCGAAGGGAGCCGGCGAGGAAATCAAGCTCCTAGTGGAACGCGCGATGCGTATCCGCGAAGAAATCAAGGACATGAAGGCGGACGAAAAGGACGTCTATGCGGAGGCGAAGTCGCGCGGGTTCGATCCCAAGCCGATCCGCAAGCTAGTGTCCTGGCTGGAAAAGGACCCCGACAAGCGGCGCGAGGAGGACGCGGTCCTCGAGCTTTACAAAGCCGCGATGGGCGTCGGCGACGGCTCCCTCTCCGACGCGGCCCGCGCGTTCGTGTCCGAGCGGCGCAAGGCCGAGGCGGGCGAGGACGACGGCCAGCTCGACGCGTTCACCGCGCCGCGTGAAGCCGGCGGGAAAGACGTCTCGACCGATTTCGGCGACGACCTGTCCGACAAGCCGTTGACGGAGGACGACGCCCGCCGCCTCGGCGCGGAGGCGCAAAAGGCCGGCAAGCCGGTTACGGCGAACCCGTTCAAGGCCGGCGACGAACGTCGTCTCGCCTGGGACGAAGCATGGTGCGGGACGGCTGGATCGGACGGGATGGATATCCCGCCCGAGCTGCGCCCGAAGGCGAAGCCCAAGAAAGACGACGACCAACCGAAAGGCGATGACGAATGAGTGACCCGGAGAAGCAGTCGGCGGGCGACGACGCTCCCAAGCCCAAGACGGCCGAGGAGCTGGAAAAGGAGCGGATCGCGGCCGAGAAGGCCGAGCGGACGTCCCTTACGCACAAGTTCCAGGGGTTCGGCTATGTCGTGATGCCCTCGGAGGCAAAGCCCCCGATCCTGGATATCCCGACGCGCCGCGCCCTGTCCGAATGGATGGCGGAAATGAACGCGAAAAAGGCGCTCCGGGCCGTGGGCGTCGAGCCGCGAACCCGCGTGATGCTGGACGGGCCTCCGGGCTGCGGAAAGACGACGCTCGCGCATCACGTCGCGGCCCGCCTCGGCCTGCCGATGGTGACGATCGTCGCTAACGCGGTGATCTCGAAATACGTCGGCGAAAGCGCGAACAACATCGGGAAGATATTCCGGGCCGCCCGGCAAGCCGCGAACGGGGTCGTCCTGTTCTTTGACGAGTTCGACGCCATCGCGCGCGACCGGGCAAAGACGACCCAGGGCAACGGTCACGACGACGGCGTTACGATCTCCGTCCTCGCCGAAATGGATCGGCACGAAGGGATGATATTCGCCGCGACCAACCAGCCGGAAGGGATCGACGCGGCGGTTCAACGGCGGTTCAACCTGAAAATTGAGATCGCGCTACCCGGCGAGGACGAACGGCGGGCCATCGTCCGCCTGTATCTGCAACCGCTCGACGTCGAGGACCGGATCGTCAACGCCCTGGCGGCGGCGCTCGAAAACGCCTCGCCCGCGCTCATCAAAGACGTTTGCGAGGCGATCAAGCGCGGCCTGGTCCTTGGGCCTAAGCTGCAGTTCGATACCGGGCTAGGCGCGCTGGTCCGCCGGGCGACGACGACGATCAAGCCGCATGAGGACATGGCCGTCCCGAAGCTATGGGGCGGGATCGCGGCGGCGGTGGAGCGGCTGGACACGGCGGCCGAGGGCGCGTGGCCCCCGGTGTTGCCAAAGTGACGGGAGCGCGAAGCATGGAACACGCTTATCCCCTGGCGGGGGCGACGGTCCTCGCGACGACGATCAAGGGACCCCCGGTCCAATGGGCGCGAGCGCGCGTCGGCGGCGGCGCTCGGGAAGGTGTGGGGCGACAGCAGTCGTTCCATACCGCTCCCGCGCAAAAGCGGTTCAAGCGGCTGGTTCAAGACGAGGGCCGGCTGGCGATGTTGACCGCGAAGGCGCGGCGGCTCGGCGACGGAAAGCCGGTCCCCCTCGGAACGCCCCTGATATTCGAGGCCCTGGTGTTCCTCCCGATCCCGTCGAGCTTCACGCGCTCGGAGGAGGCGGCGGCGCGGGCCGGGGAGCTGCGTCCGACCGGCAAGCCGGACCTGGACAACTGGATCAAGCTCCCGATGGATGCGCTCGAGGGGATCGCCTACGCGAACGACAGCCAGATAGTCGGGTTCGGAAACTCGGGTATCTGGTACGCGGCCCAGCCCCGCCTCGAGCTGCACGTCTATTACGCCCCGATCGGCCTCCCGATCGACCGGGCGGCGGTGGACCTGGCGCTCCGCAACCTCCGCGCCCTGGTCGCGCCCTGGTCGATCCAGGCGTCCCCGACCGGCGGCGACGAAGGCGCGCTAACCGGCGCGGACCTGGTGGACACGATACGAAACGCGCTCGGGTTCGAGCCTATGGGAAGGAATGACGATGAAGCGTGACACGCACGCGGCCGCCGAGGCCGCCGCCGCCGCCCCCGCGCCCCGCAAGGGCCGCCATACGTTCGTCGTGAACGCGGGCCGCGACCTGGACGAATTCGAGGTCGAGGCGGACGATTTCACGGTCGAGCGCGAGGGCGTCTATTTCAGCCGGGGACTTACGCCCGAGGACGACCAGGGACACGTCGCGGCGTTCGTGTCGCATCCGTGTATCGTCCGCCTGGACGACGACGGCACGGCGGCGGCGGCGCGGGAGCCGGCGAAGTGATGGGCCGCGCGATCAAGCCGGACTTTGCGGCCGAGCTGGCGGAACGGGAAAAGGCCGCCGCCGCCGAGCGGACCCGTCCTGTCGTCGCCCATTGCCCGACGTGCGAACACGATTGGACCGTCTGCTATCTCCCGATGCCGATCGACACGGCGGCGGCGCTCATGAAGGCCGCCCGCTGTCCGAAAGGATGCTCGGCCGGCCCGCGCGTGGGGTCGCTGGTATGACGGCCCAGCTCGATTGGGAGCGGCAACGCCTGGCGTCTCTCGGCGCGACGATCGCGTTCTATCGCGGACCCGTCCTGTCGTTCGAGATACGCCCTCCGTTCTATCTGGCGAGCTGCGACGGGTGCGGCTGGGTCGGATCGTCGGAGGCGTGCGGGACCGACGAAGCGGACGACGTGTTCTGTCCGCGCTGCTTTCGCGGCGGCGCGGATTGCGGCCGCGTCGCCGAGCTGATCTCGCGGCCGGTGGAGGAGGCGTGCAACGGCCTTCGCGCCGATCTCGAGGAGGCCCAGGCGGTGGCGTGGATGGTCAAGGCCCGCCGCCGGTCCGAGGACGCGAACAAGGCCCGGCCCGTATGCGGCAAGGTCTTTATGTCGAAAGATACGGCGGCGGCGGCGGCCGAGCGCATGTCGAACCGCTGGCGGCTGGTCGAGCCGTTCCCGGTGTTCGCAATGGAAAGGGACGTCGCATGACGCGAGGTGTTTCGGAGGAGCGGTTCCTGGTCCGCCTATCGGATACCGACGTCGCGGATATGATCCTGGCGGCGGCGGATGCGTCCAACCCGTCCGCCCCGTGGGATCGCCATCGGGAGGCGGTCGTCGCCTATGCGGTGGCGCTGGGGCGTCGCCTCGGCGTGCGGATCGGCCTCGAGCCGTTGGACGACGCGGCGCGGACGTCCGTCGATCGGGAGCTTATCGACCTGGTCCGGCAGCACGAACCCGGCCGGCGCGGTTGGATTGAGGCGCTCGAGCGGTTGCGGCGGTTCCTGGACCGCTACCCGCAACGCGGCCGGCCGGACGACGGCGGGGTAACGTCGATCATGGAAGCGGACCGCGATCGTCGCCTCCGTTTCGAGGACGCGCTTAGGGCAATCGCGGAGGGCAACCTGGGCGACGGGCCGGGGCAGGCGAATTACGAACGCATCCGCGCCACGGCGGCGGCGGCGCTCGAGGACGGTCCCCGCAACGCCAAGGGACCGGAGGGCGACGCATGAGGGGTCGTCGCGGGTTCGGCGCTGTGATCCGCGCCCAGCGCAAGGCGTCGGAGGATCGCACGCTCGATCGGCTCGGAATGTCGGACGCCATGTGGGATGCGCTCGAGGACTTGCACCTCTCCCGGCTCAACAAAGAGCGCGGCCGGCGGCGCAAGCTAAATGATCGGACGATGACGGCCCTCTACAAGCGCGGCCTGGCGACATACGTCTCCCCCGCGCCGGTCCCTTGCCCCTACTGTCACGGCGCGACGTGCGGAGACGACGTCGCGGTCTGGTCGTGTACGGACAAGGGGAAGGCCCTTGCGATGGCGGGTCGGGATGCCGCGTAAAAAGCGACGCCTCGACCAGGCCCTCCACGATCGCGCCGAGCTGCTCGCACGCGCGCACCCCCTCGGGACGGTGGCGGAAATTCTCAAGCTGTCCCCGTCGCAGATATCGGGAATGAAAAAGCGGGGGTGGAAGGCCCTCCCGGAGGGCGCGCCCCGGCGTCCGCGTCCGACCGATTTCGAGATACAGTCGTCGGTGATGACGTTCGAGGAGCTGTGTCGGCACTATCGGGCGGGCAATTCGACCATGATTCGGTGGTTTGCCGAGACGAAAAACCGGCGGCCGAGCTGGCGGGGCGATCCGCTCCGCAACGTACCCAGGAACGGCGGCGCGAGCCGTCGCAAGTCGGAGGAGGAGCTTAAAGCGATCCGCGCGAAGCAGTGGGAGACGCGTCGCGCGAAATACGGACCTAGCGGCTATCGCGCGGGGGCCTACGCCCGCGCACCCCGGAGAGACGACAATGTATGACCCCCGAACCCGTGCGCGTAAGCATGGGACACGCTTTTCAACCCCGGCGGCGGCGCAAGCCTCGGCGGTGCGTCTGTGAGCGTTGCGCTTATGGGCCGGATATGGCCGCAGCTCATTCAACCGTCCGGCCGGAAAATGGTCCTCCTCGCCTTCGCCGATGCGGCGAACGATGACGGGTTGACCTGGATCGCGCTCGAAAGCGAACGCGGCAAGCTGGACATGCGGCAAAAGTGTTCAATGTCGATCCGCGCCCTCCGCGATCACGTCGCCGCGCTCGAGGCGGACGGGTATATCGAGCGGCACGAAACGATAGGGAAGGGCTGTATCTGGCGGGTCCACGCGACCCCGGCAAATTCTGCCGGGGTCCAAGGCGTGACCCCGGCAAATTCTGCCGGCCCCCCGGCAAATTCTGCCGGGGAACCATTATCTAATCATCAAGAGAAAGAAAAAACGCGCGAACGAATTTTGCCGGTTGTGGATAAGTGTCCGTTGATCGGTCGCCCTCTCCCCTCGGGTGTTCGCCTGGATCAATGGGAGGCGTTCCTGGACATGCGGGCGTCGATCGCAAAGCCTGTCCGAGCCTATGTGGCGACGAAGGTCCTCGGCAAGCTGGACGAAGTCGCAAAAGCCGGCTGGCACGCTGGCGACGTCCTGGACCGCTCGACGGTCAACCAGTGGGCGGACGTGTACGAACCCGAGGACGGTCGCGTGACGGGCGTCCGTCGCGTCGTCGCCGGTCACGTCGCCGAGCCGGTGCGCGAGCTGGCGCGGATCGCG